CCTGCCATTTTGGCAGTATTCCCAGCCATTCCAGTTGTTCCTTCTTCGATGCCTTTTGTCAACATTGCGATAGCTTTTGTTGATTCTAAAGATCCTTCGGAAACATATTTCTTCATTTCTCCAACACTTTTACCTGTCGAATTGGCTAAAATTTGCCACGCCGGAACACCCGCGTCAACTAGCCTATTGATATCATCTGCGTAAGCAACACCAGATGCTTGCAATGCTGAGATAGCATCTGTCATCTGGTCAATTGATTCTGAACCGTTACCGACCCCGTACGCCGCATCAGCAATAGCTGTGAAAACAGGTTTTACATTCGCTGCTTTCATACCCGCTGCTACCATTTTTTTAGCGCCTAATGCGACAGCATCGAGCGCAATTGGTGTGCCGTCGATAGCGGCGGTTAAATCCGTCATAACTAACTGTGCATCTTTTGCGGAACCAGTTAAAACAGTTAACGATTTAGTCGCAGTATCAATCGTATCAACACGCCCAATAGCGCTGCCTACGACGTTTTTAGTAGCCGCAATAAGTCCTAATGCCGCTGCTAATTTAAGAACACTAAAACGAGCTTGTTCGGCGGGCTTTTCAACCGAATTTTTTAACGCTTCACGCATTCCAGCGCCTGCACCTTTTGCCGCCGCTTTAGCTGCGTTAAATCCGCTTACTAATCCACTTTTAATTAACGAGCCAGTGCTTTTCGCAATGTTTCCTAGGCCTTTTAATGCAGAAATGCCAGCTTGGCCAGCCGCTTTCGCTCCGGATTTCACAGCGCTAAATCCTGTTTTTAATGCTGATTTCACTGTTGTTCCTGTCGTTTTCGCCGCGCTTGCTACAGCGCTAAAAGCCGTTTTCATTGCGCTACTTACTGCTAACGCTGCTGATTTTGTAGCACTAGGAATAGCTTTCACAGCGCTAATAGTTCCTTTTACGCTCATATAAGCAGCAACTACCACCGCTTTGTAAGCTACTACGAAACTGTTTTTCACTGCTGTAGCCGCTGTTTTAGCAGCTACTGGAATACTTTTAATAACTTTTACAGTAGTTTGAGCAAAAGAAATAGCAGCCGATTTAGCTGCTTGCAAACTACTTACTAATGCGGATTTAATACTGATTCCAGCACTTTTAATTGCGCTAGGGATGGATTTAATGACATTAATTGATACTTTAACAGCTGACACAATACTACTTTGCACTGTCTTAGCAATTGAAAAGAAGCCGTTTTTGATATTAACTGCTGTGTTTTTGATACTTGTTCCAAGTTCCTTTATCACTGTAATAGATGCTTTAGCAGCGTTTACGAACCCAGTTTTTACTGTTGATGCAAGTTTAGATAGTGCGGCTTGTACATTTGAAGGCAACTCACGCATAAAGTTCAAACTAGCTTTTAAAGCATTTGAGCCAGCGCTTCCCATCGATTTAAACGCATTTACAAACGTGTCTTTTAATCGTTTCGATTGACTAGCAATATCTGAAACCGCTTCTCTATATGCTTTATCTAATGCCGCCCCCGCGTTAGTTCCTGCTTTTTCCAAATCTTTTTCAAAAGCATCAAGTTGTTTGTCTGCTTTTTTATCGTCTAAACTAATCTCAATTACTACTGATCCATCACTCATGTTCTCACCTCTAATCTTTTAACTTATATCTGTTTTTCAGTTTAATTAATTCGTTTCGTTCTTTTTCTGTTCCTTTTCCAGAAGGTAATTCCGCTTGCCTAATGCCGATTATCGTTTTAATTGTTGTATCATCACGCAAACTTTCTAACAATGCTCTAAACTTATACCAGTGCATCTTCCCGCGACTATCTAATAAATCAATATTGTAGTCTTGTAAAAAAGAAGCATAGATATAATCCGCATCTTGCGTTAATGAATATGAAGCAATTTCTTCCGCTTCGTCATTGTTGTTTGTAGCGCTTGGCATCTTGTTTCCGTCGATATCATAAAGCAAACCATCGTCATTTTCTTTAACAATATAATTAGTGAAAATATCAATAAGCACCAACGATTTTTCTTCAATGTTCGCGTATTTGTCTTCCTCATTTGAACGTGGCCAAGGCATATCATCAGCAAAAAGCACATCAATTGCGAGGTTAGCTCTGAACACATTAGATAAACTATTATCTTCCGTTAAATCAATCACTCTTAGAACGTTGTCAAAAGCTAAATCGAGCTTATACTCTTTCCCCTCGTATTCGTAAATATCGTTAACTCCAAAAGCGAGCGAAAGCATTTAAATCACTTCGCTTTTTTAGTCATTTTTGCTTTATATTTCTTTTGAATTTCATTTTGTTGTTTTTCTACTGAACCGACAATGATTTCTGCAACTTGATTGTATACTTGGTACATTTTTAAAATATCTTTGCATTGCGCATAACATTTATCGAATGCTTTTTCGTCATCCAATAAAATTGCATATGCTTCAGTTAAAGCCTCTTTTACATCTTCTTCTAATGTAAAGTATTCTTCTGAACTCATTTCGTCTGTATTATCAATGTTGTATTTATTTAGCTTTTCCAGTTTCTTCTTGTACTTCTCATCTGCTTCAATCCATTTGCGGCGCATTTCATCACCTAAACCAACTCTAAACAGTTCCGTGCCAAGCTGAAACTCTTGATATGATTCTTCTAATTGAATATTAATTACATTGTTTTGTGTCATGTATGATTTCCTCCAATTTAAAAGCCCCTACATTGAGTAAGGGCTTTATTTATTAATCTGCTGCTTCCACTGTTACTTGTACTACTTTATTGATAGAAGGGCTTCCTTTAGATGCAACAGTTATGTTTGCTGTTCCTTCTGCTACACCTTCAACCACTCCACTAGCATTTACTTTTGCTTTTGGTGGATTTGAAGAAGTAAAAGTTACTTCTTGACTTGCTCCGACAGGTAATACTGAAGCAGTAATAGTGGATGTTTCACCAACTTTTAACGTAATAGTCGCCTTGTCCACTTCGACGCTGGACGGGCTCTCCTCAGGGTTTTGTAACTTTTGGTGTTTCGTCATAAGCGATACGGCAAGCGAACGCTGGGAACTCCGTAGCATCCCCGCCGCCAGCGGAACCTTTAATTTCCGAAACAGTCGCTTTACCAATTGCTGTTTCAGTATCTGGAATTTCGATTTTAAACATAATTCCGCGATTTTCTGGCGTTCTACGTTTAGCGACAATTAAGTTTTGCGCTTCGTCTTCACGATCGTGTGTCCCTTCGAATGTGTAAGCTTCTGAGTAACCTAGCACAACCGTTTTTTCGTTGCCGTCACCGTCATAATCGCCTTGCTCTTCGGTGTTATCTGACCCATCGTCTGACACGTTTGTAATCCATTTTGACAGCCGTTTCCATACTGGCTCGCCCGCACCATCAACAATTTCAGCTACAAAGTATTTCGTTTTCGCATTTTTAATTCTAGCCATTTTTATTTTTCCTCGCTTTCAATATATAATTTGATTTTGAAACTAGCGCTATAAATGAATGTTCCATCATCGCTCGCCGAAACGAGGTTCGGCACACTAGTTGTTTCTTTGTCTTCTAGCACAAAGCTGTTATTTAAGCTCTGAATACTCTCTATTTCTGTCTTATCAAAATAAGCAGCAATTGCATTCAAAACACCTAAAACTTTCATTTCTTGCTTGCTAGATCCGTTTAGATTAAAAGAAAAAGACCGCTCATAAGAGCCGTCTTGATAACCTTGTTTATCGTTATTTGGAGTCAGTAGCAAAGCGATTGACTCGGGTTTTAATATCGCTGTTCTTAATTTCATATCTTTTAAATCGACGTTGTTTTCGATAGCATCCATAACACTATCTAAAAAATCTAATGACATTATAGTCCCTCCTCAACCGATTTTTGCGCTACTTCTATCCAACTTTCTAACTTATCTACTTTTGCCCGTTGGTCCCATTCCGGGCCAGCTAACGGATGATGTGTGAGTGTGAAATTGAAGTTTATTCCGTTGTAGAGTCTCCGTGCATAAATAGATGTCCACATTATTTCTTTGTCGTTCATAATAACGTATTGATTTGATAAATCACCCTCCAAAAAGGGGACATACAAAGAAATATCGGCAGCGGCTTGATTAATTAAAGCGAATTGTGCGCCTTCCTTGGCTTTTTTTACATTCTTTTTGGCTTTTGAAAGGTCAATATTAACTTTAATCGGCATCAAACCACCTCTATCTCCCAATGGTGCACATTTTCAGAGGTCGCATAACAAGGTATAACTTTGACAATCTTATAAGCTTTTCCAGAGAAAAAAATTCTCGATCTACTTATAAAATCAGCTGGCACGTTCATGCTGTTCACTGCATCAATAAAGATAACCGCGTCATATCTATCACTATCGGATAATCCCGCGATTTGATTTGATTTTGAGAAATCAACACGAACATGTTCAATCTCAATGCCTTTTTCATAAACGACTTGATTATGTCTATCTTCTTCTTTATACGCTTCATAACTAATGTTATGAATTAGCCAGTCAAGAGGCAACGGAGGGGCATTTGTTATCGGTTTTACTACTTTCATTAACGAACACCTACCCCGTTGTAAAGAAGACCTGTATGCGCTAAATAGGACCTTACATCGCTACCAATCAATCCGCTATTAAGTGATGTAGCAGTTGATGCAAAATTACTATCACTAATAGAAGTTCTTCCGATTGATACGTTATCCGGCTTAGAAACAGCTAACTCACTTGTTCCGCCCGCCTCTTTGAAATACTCGATTTGATTACAAGTAGCTAACTGTATTTGATGCTGAATAAATTCGCTAAACGATTCAATCCCGCTTTTGCGTATTCGGTAAAATGTCACTGAATCAATTTTTCTTTCAGCATGCTTTAACAGTTTGTCAAATTCATCCTGTTCCAAATGCTCCCCCGCATACTCGTTAGTATAAAATTCTAGTGTCGTGTAAGGCATAATATTCGCCCCCTTTTATCATGCTCCGCTAGCTGGTAATTCTTCAACTAGATGCTGAATACCAACGATACCGATTTGTTTGTCTTCGTAAACTTTTTCCCAATTTCCAGCTTTTGCTAGGTCCGCATTTGTTGGAGTGATTTCGTTAGCATCACGAACTGCATTTTTAAATTTAACTCCATATGGGTGCATTGTGAAAGCACGTCGAGTAAACACTTGGTCATTACCTTTAGAGGCATCCCGAGCTGTTTCAAATGTTGTTAACTTAGCTGGGTTCCCTGTGTTTCTTCCGATGGAACCTGTTGCAAATAAATATGAAGTGTATACTTTTGCTGCTCCTGTTCCTGTGGAAGGCACTCCGTCGTCTACAACTACACGATATCCTAAATAAGTTGGGATATTGACTTCCCCACGAGCATTTGGAATAAATGCAATTAAGTTTTGTTTTTGCAAGGCTGTATAAACCGCTGAATGCATAACCATTAAGCTTAAACGATCCGAAGAATCTCCAAGAAGCTGTTTTGCATCTAATACTAAATTCCCCGAAATTGCAGATGTTGGTTTTGATAGCAAGTGGGAACTTGCCAATGCACCGTTTTTAGCAAACAGTCCATTTAACACGGAAATTAGTACAGTTTGCTCACGACGCATCCACCAAGAAGCGATTTTCCCCATTAAAGCGTCTAAAGGGTCGTCTCCCGAAATAACCGCCGCAAGTTCGTTGACTGACCATCCGCGCCCACGATACATTACCGCAGCAATGTCAGCGCTAGCAGTAATTTTACCTGTTTCTAGCCCTTTTTCACCGTCACCTAAAGTTTCGTCTTCGCCGTCTAAATCGTTCCAAAACGGCATATTAACAAGTAACCCGCCCGCTGTAATATTTTGCGCAACGCTTGGATCAGCCACTGCAATTCCCGATTGGATAATTGCTGATTTTTCAGATGTGAAGTTATCCATGTACGCATTAAAAACCTCTGGTGTTACTACGTCTAATAATTTTGTGATTTCATTTCCCATTATTCACTCTCTCCTTTTTCCGTTAAAAATTTTGTTAAATTAAATGAATCTGATTTTAAATTTTCCTTCAACGAACCGCTGAAACCAGCCGGAGCTGTTGGATTGCCACTGAATCCAAATTTCGGAACCGCCTCGCTTTCTTGAGCAAACAAATAAGCATCGCTTTCTTGCAATGCTCCTAGCTGTTCGTCAAGGCCTTTCAGTCCTTCATCTGTCAGTTCTAGTTTGTCGTTATCCAGTAAAGCTTTTACAGCCTTCGGATTTCTTGCTTTCGCATTTGCTAAAGCTAAATCAAGTGCTGCACCTTTGCGAGTTTCTACTAATTTAGCTTCCGAATCTTTTTTCAAAGTTTCGTAATTGTCTTGCAGTGTTTCCAATTGAGCTTTTAAAGATTTGCTCGTTCCGGAATCAGTTTTTAAAGCTTCGATATCATCGTCCCGTTGCGCAAGCTGGCTTTTAAGCCCGTCTCTTTCTGCTTCCGCTGATGTTACCTTGTCCTTTTCGTTCTGAATCGACTTACCATGTTCGACCATAATAGAGTCGATAGTTTCCTTTTCCAAGCCTAATTCCTTCAAAAAGTCTCTTTCCATTTCTTATTCCTCCTACGTTGTTTTTACGTGATACGATCACGAGAGCCGACTTTTAACGACTTTCGTTCAGGTCGAATGTTAGGCATATACTTTTTCTCTGCTATACTGTCTTGTTAAATTGTGCGTTTTTACAAATGCTCTTAGCTTGCTTTGCTTCGTTCTAACAGCTTGTTTAGCCTTTTTAACTGTTAGTTCATCGCCTAATTCTTCGGCAGCTGACAGCTTGCGTTTAGCTGCTCTTATGTCGCGTTCCATCAATCGTTGTTGCTGACTCAACATATAAACGCGTTTGTTTTCTTCTTCGTCTATTAACTCGTTCTCGCCTGGTGCAATGTTAATGCCTTCAACGAAAGCAAAACGATGGTGACGGCAATTACAACCGAAAATCCCATCTCCATAACCATATCTAAGCTCTGGCGAGTAAATAGACATGTATTTATTGCCGTATTTCGTTTTTGTTTCTTCAACAGATAACAAACAGATGACTTTGCCTTGAACAATTGAACACGTTGGTCTAGCTCCTACATGTTGCGAAATACGCACTAAATCAACGCCATATTCATTCATTCGCTCATCTTCAACGCTGTTATAAACGCTGTTGACGGTTGTTCTTGTAACGGTTCGGACGTAAGCCTCTGGTGTCCATCTTTTATTAGCCTTATCTACAAGCGCAGGAACGCCATTTTCAGCGAATTTAGTTACTGTTTCCGCTAATGCTTGTCTATGTGTTTTTAAACCAGCTAAGACGCTCTGTGTCGTTTCGTGAATGATATCTGAATAGATTTGTCTTGCTTGCGATAACATCGTTTGATTGACGCGATTATAGTTGCTTTGTGCTAACTTAAAATAACTTCTCATTACTTTATCGACTATCGTTTGCCCATCGCTTACTAGTGGCAACACAGCGCCTGTTTCAGCTAATTTACTGAAATAGTTATCTACTTGTGTTAAATCGCTGTATCCCGCATCTTTAACAATAGAAAAAAGCTTCTTAGCTGAAACGCCGGAAGCTTTGGAAATTCGTTCAATCATTTGCTGATCTAGTGCATGAACTTGATTAAGTTTTTCTATTTGCCAAGCAAGCACATTATCTGCGCTGATATTTTTCTTTGTTTTCAATCGGCGAACAATAAGAGTGAACAATTCATTTTCGAGCGTTGTGTAAACATCAACAACAGGTTGCACAAACAAGTCGAGTTGTCTTGGAGTTAGTGCCATCTATATCACTCCTCTTCGCCGAATATCCCAGTCATATCGTTGTTAGGCATTTCCGCTTGTTTTTCCTTCGCTAACATTTCAGCCCACTCATCAGCCTCAGCTTCAGTAATATTCCAAGCACGTTGTAAAGCAATTTTTAGCGGAATCATACCTTGATTTTTAGCGTTTGTGTAACGATTGATAGTTGTATCTTCGTCTTGCGCTATAGAGTCGTCAAAATCGACTGTAATCGTGTCTAACTCAACTATATCGCCGCTATAAGCTTCGATAAATTTCCCGACCTCAAGAATGCTCACAATCATTTCTTTTATGCCTTGTTCAATTAATTGCGAATGACTGTTTTTAGTTTGATAGGTTTCTGACTTCTCGCTTACAACTTCTGTAGCTGTTTTTAAGCCGTTTTCATCGAAAGTGAATGTGCCAGCAGATAATCCAACTTGCATCGCATAAATGCGTAGCATTGCGTTTATAGACTCGATAAACTCCGTTGAACGAATCTCTACAGATATATCTTTTACTGATTTACCATCTGCATCCTGGTCACCTTGATATAAAAAGAATGCTTCATCAGTTGAATCGAAATAATTCGTGGTTGAGCCGTCTAGGTTAACAGCCGTTTTAACGAAGCTCGAAGGCACCAATACTTTCTTTTTGCCAAGTTTAAACTCTTGATAGTATGAATCGAACATCAAATCAAGCGTTTTTAATGTGTCTAATGCATTAGCATAAATGGAAATGCCGAGCGGGCTCGTTAGATTCTTGTTATTCGCAATGTTAGGTTTGATATAAGTAAATGTCGGACGTGTAAACTTTGACAATGGCGCAACAGGCTCAATATCATCAAACAGTAACGCTAAACTTACTTTTGTACCAAGCTCGTTCGGGTCGTCTGATTGGTATAACTCCGTTGTGACTGTGTATACTTCTACTTTCTCCCCTTTCCATTCGAGCCATTCGAGCAACGTATAATATTTATCGTTTTTATGAAAACTATTAGATATAACACATTCGTCTACATTCTCGCTATCATTTGACAAAGGATACATACAATCGGCTGTCGCGAATGAAACTTTGACGTTCTTTTTTCCGTCGTGATACACTTTTATTACAAAACCGCCCATCGCTTCGCCGTATTCGATGTAACGCTCCATATTTTTAGTAAAACCGTTCGTTTTCAATACATTAAGCACGAATTCCTCAGCGGCTTTATCATCAATATTGATTTTCACTTTCTCATTAAAAAGAAGTTTAGACATGTACTTAGCTGTAACTTTCGGCAAATTCATAGATAATTGACGTCTGTTAACCGGATTGCCATTGTGTTCGTAATTTAGATTATGCCATTCAGCGTAATGGCCTTGATATAGCCGTTTCCACATGTCAATATACTTATAATCTTCATCATTAGCATTTACTTTTTTATGGTCTTTTACATCTTTCAGTGCTTTCAATAGTCCCATTCTCCGCATCACTCCTTTCACGCTTGCGATTATTTGATTAATCAAGGTTTTCACCTCCTAGAATTTGAGACCTAACTTCCTTAGATTGTCTTTTACATAGTACTGAAAAGCATCACACGTATGATCATCTTCTTTGATGACTTCGGGCTTGTCTGTGTTGATTGTTTTAACATCCCATTGATACTTTCTATGTTCCTCGATGAATATTTGATTTTCTGGAATATCAAGATAATAAAAACGACCTTGTGCCAACAAATCACACACAAAGTCAATCATATCCACTTTTTTACCTTTTGCGACGGGGTGTAAGCTAACGCCATAATCTTTATAATATTGATTGCGAAGCCCTCCCTCTGCGCTATCTACTGTTTGCATATCAACATTTGTATTGTAGTTTCCAACTACTTTAGTCATAAAATCCCGCAACTCCTTTGAATACTCGCTAGGCGCTTTTTTAACAACTTGATTAGCAGGACTATAATAGTATGTGTTTAGCAAAATAACATTTCTTTTTGCAGTGAGACCGAAACTTAGATATGTTGTAGCTGACACTTGATGTCCTGTATCAATAGCGAAATCAATTAAAATAAGCCTGTCATCCGCAGGAATAGCTTTAAGCGGCTGAAACAGGTTCATGTTATAAACATTATCACCAAGACCAATTACCTCTCCTAGATACATCCAGCGGTAATAATCGAGGTCATTCTTTTTGTACTTCTCAATTTTCTTAATGATTTGCTTGGATAAAAAGCCTTTTTCATCATCCAAATAAGTAGTGTGATGTATTAAATAATCATCGTCACCACGTTTAGTGTCTACATATTCATTCACCCATTCGTAAGGATTGCGAGGCGGGTTAAATGACATGTATGTTGTAACTTCTTGACCATCCGGCAAATCTTCACGAATGAATGTGTCTTCTACAACATCAATATCAGTCACGCCAGAGAACTCCGCTAATTCCTCAAACCACAAATCGCTAACATAACCGACTGGAATTTTCATTGATTTTAGTTTAGCGGGATCATCACAACCAGAGAAGTAGAAGCCTGTCCCCCAAGTTTTATGAACGATTTCCATTGGAGATTTACCAAAATTGAATTGGTCAGCAACACCCATTTCATAAAGCGCCCATTTAATCTGCTGATAGACTGACTTATAAAGCGTATTAGCTACTTTACGTAGGCACACCATGTTAGATTTCGGATTAGCCATTTTCTTTTCTACGAGCTTCAAACTAATAACAGACGACTTCATAGAAGAACGTCCGCCTTTTGCTATGATGTGATTATGTTTAGATAGCCACAAGTCATAAAAAGCGGGATTAATCATATCTGTTACATTGATAACCTGGTAATCAATTAGTTGTTTGTGTATCGTCGCGTTCATCGGTGCCACCTGCCTTTTTATCAAGGTAGGCTTGCATTTCGTCAACGTTCGACATGATAATTGTTGTTGTTCCTTGATTGCTTTCTTGCTTCGTATCTGCTCTTAACTTATCGATTTGCGCTTGAATAAGCTCTTCTTGTAATTTATCTCTACCACCTGCTACATGACGCTTAACAATCTCTTTTAGTGCTGATACTCGTTGATTGATGTCAGCACTCTTTGTAACGACGGAAAAGCCATCACTATTCGAAACTATTACTTCTTCTTCCATTTCGCCTCGAGCTATTTCGGTGAATAATTGCATAGCCTCTGTATAACCCATCACTCGCTTTTCTTCGAGTTCACTTAAAATCTTATCTATATAGCCTTTAATAACTGGTTTTGACAAGTTTTCCGTTGCTATACGATTAGCCGTTTTCGAACTATAACCAGCTAGACGAGCGGCTTCTGTAGCATTACCGCATTTTATATATTCATCCGCAAATCGTTTTTGTTTTTCGGTTAGTTTCACTACATATCACCACACTCCCTTATTTTGATAAAATAAAAAGGACCATCACAGGCCCTTTATTTTTCTTAACTCAAGTTTCTCTTTATGTTTAAATATTTTTGATGTTGAATCTATAAATTGTATTTCGATTGCAAAATTAAATTTCTTGCCATCTGCATATTTTTTAATTTGTTGAACAATAAATTCATAATCAAACATTATTGGTTCACCGGATAAATTAGGTTTAACAATTTCCCAATTTGCTTTATTCTCCAACTGTTTTAAAAGAGCTTCTAAATTTGATAATTGTTTGGGTTCTGCTCTAAATAATAATCTATCCATCAAACTTGGCACTAATAATATTTGTCTAAAATTAATTTCCAAGCTAAATTTACTATTATTTACAGGAGTAATTATAAAATCTTTCGGTTTTCCATCACTTATAATTATACCGTTCTTTTTGCTAACAAATGAATGTCTAAATAATATGGTTAGCCTTTTTCTATTTTCGTTACTATTTAATTTTATAGCCCAAAACAATGCTCCTGCTGTCGCTAACCCACTTACCCAGTCAGCTAAACTCCCAACCTCTAGTATAAAACTCATTTGCAACACCCTTTTATTTTTCACTATACCAAATAAAAACCACCTGCTCAATTTTCAACAGATGGAAAGGGCTATATATTTAAAAAACTGGTTAACGCACCAGTCAGCGCCGCATGCGTGTTTTACATCCAGTGCAGATAGGATATGAGAAGTGGAGCGCAGACTCAATATATGATTTATTTTTGTAATCATCTTCACTTCTCACTAATAACATTTTATCACCTTTTTTCACTCAAAAAGTGCCAGAAAAGTGCCATTTTTAATTTAGCACTTCAATTCCAAGCGTTGTTGCTAATTCAATAACAGCCTTCCTTTTCTCTCTTTTGTATTGCCTTTCTTCGTAAGGAATATCAAGCATAATAGTTATATCTTGTAAGTTATGAATGAACTTCTCAAACAGTATCTTTCTATGAATGTGCTCAAGCTGATTCAAAATAGCATCGTATTTTTTAACCGCTTCTTGTGCTGCATGAACGTTATCGACATTATGAATTGCAGCATCTTCTACTTTCGAATGAAACTCATTGCCAAAATTTGGTGGCGTAATCTTGTACATAGTCGTCATAGTTGGAAATTTACGATCACCAGCCATCACTCGCAGCGTTAAATAGTCTTTAAAGAACTTTCTTACTGCTCTGACTGTCTGAATGTAGTTTATATCTTCAATTTGTGGTAGATTGAATAATTGTCCCATAAAGTCGCCCCCTTATAATTATTAAAACATATTACTCCAAGCCCAAAATATCCCTTTAACCGCTAATCCTAGTACAAAAATCAGCGCTAGGATCCATAAAGCGTAAATAGTCAAAGCTCCTATAAATTTAGCTACTTTATCAATCATTCCATATCTCCTTATTCCGTTGATATTCATCCATATCAAACAGCTTATAGTATTCTTTTTTGTTTCTTTGTGTGTAATTAAAGACTATCGACTTCGACACTTTGAAATGCTCTGCAATTGCGTAACACGTTAGTCCTGCATTACGTAAATCAGCGAATTCATGAATTGTAATTTCCGCCCATTTTTTCTTTTTCACGATGCGATCAAACGTTTTTGTCCAATAAGTTTTTTGCTTTTCTTCTGTATTTTCTTTCATCAGATTGTTTAACTCTTTTTGCAACTTTAGTAATTCCTCTAGTTCTACATCGTTATTTGCTATATAACTAATAATTTCCCGCTGCCTTGCTTTACTCTTCGTCATCTCCATTACTGTCATTTGTTACACCTCCACAAATTGCCCGCCTTTTAATTTCACACACTTAATTGATTGCATATAACGCATTTCAAATAGTTTTCGTTTGAGTATAAACTCATTTGTCAACATGCCTTTAACATCGATTAATTCCTCGTGACCATCTTTGTATCGAACGAGAAAGTCAGCTCTATATTTAATCGCATGATACTTTTTCCCATTCTTTACAAATGAGTCCTGCAAAATAAACTCTGGCTGTAAATCGAAACTCACTACTTCCCCGCTCATTTTTAATAGTTTCAATTGCTGATAATATGCTGCTTCTGCTTTGCTATCGAACTTTATATCGTCAATAACTACTTTCTTCGCATTGTATTTACTTCGCGTACTCGCTTGCTTCGTTAATGACGTACGCCGTATATTTCGCTTCAATCTCTTCGTCCCCCATACTTTCTATTTCGCTAATTTGGTAGTTTGTGACTTCTGCAATCGCATTAGCCATTTGTCTGATGCTCATTGATCTATTTCTCAACTTTTTTATTGCTGTTTCTGCTGTCATTTTTATTCACCCTTTCCCTTAAAATGGCAAATCATCATCTGAAATATCTATCGGCTTACCTTCACTTGCAAATGAATCGCTCTTCTGGCTCGTATCCGCTCGATATGAGCTTGTTTGATTGTTATTTGAATAATTAGCCTTGTTTTGATAATTATTCGATGTAGCGCCTTCTACGTTGTTATTTTTTGGCTCTAAGAATTGAACTGATTCAGCAACTACTTCCGTAACGAAAACGCGTTTACCGTCGTTGTCCTCATAATTTCGAGTCTGTATTCGACCATCAACGCCCGCCAAGCTTCCTTTTTTCAAGAAATTAGCAACATTTTCCGCTGGTTTACGCCAAACAACACATTGAATAAAGTCGGCTTCTCGTTCTCCATTCTGATTAGTGAAAGCGCGGTTTACAGCTAATGTAAAAGTCGCAACAGCTAATCCAGCTGGAGTGTAACGTAATTCAGGGTCTTTCGTTAATCGTCCTACAAGTACTACACGATTCATCATTATTTGCTTTCCCCCTCAAAATCTTTAATTTCTGGTCGCTCTCCGTGAGTTTCAACCATATTTTTTTTTGCTTTTTCAACTTCTTTTCTAAATTTGTCTAATCCATTTGCTTCGATTTTTTTCTGGATTAAAGGAATCACTTTATCTTTATAAAATTCAATTGCTGTATTGCGAGTGTTTACATCTAGTAAATCTATGAGATCGATTGGATAATTTAACAATGAAGCTCCACTAGATATTTCATTAACGTGCAAGAATACTTGGGTTAATGTCCTTTCCGGATAAATTGCAAAGTCTATTCCGTCAATAGTCACTTGCATTCCAGTCTGTTCAACCCACCCAGCTACCGTCGCAATTTGGAACACTTTATCTTTTTCAGATATTTTTATTGTGTTAGTCATTGTTCTCCTCCTATACAATCCCTAAGACGACAAATCCGTCTTTTTGCTCATAATCTGTCATGTAAACTACTTCAACAGCGATCTGAAAGCCTGAAAATTCATTGTTCCATTCGCGTAAAATCAAAATATCTCCTACCTGGAAATCGCGGTCATTTTTTCGAATTTCGAACGTTTTACGCCCTTCCATCACAGCTGCGAAATATTCGGGTGTTATTTTTAATTCGTGTGTTTTAGTCATCTATTCCAAACTCCTTCCGCAAACTGGGCAGTACTTGATATTAAAATAAGCTGAGTACTCCTCTTTATTTCTAACTATGTTAGTAACGAGTTCTTTATCACTTGTCAGCCAAATTTTATCTTGTGGATCCATTTCATCAACAACGCTTTCTCGTTTTTTCAAATCATCGTTGCAAAATTTACACATTATTCCGCCACCTCTTTCACCATGTAAGTTCCGTCATCATCTAATCTCAAACGATACTCTTTCAATGTTTCAGCTTCATCGTGTAACTGATCACTCAAATCTGTTTCTTTGTCATATTTATCGTATAAGAATGCTTCTACGTCTAACTTTATTAACGCAACATAGTAATCTTCATCAAGTTCTCCGTCATAGAAAACTTGCTTAGCATTTTCCAACCATTTTTTAGCTGTTAGGAAGTCCGTTGTCCACTCTGTTACTTCGTTATATGTTACTACTCCATATAAAATCATTCCGACACCTCTTCACTACTAACTGAAAACACATGTGGGTCGTCATATAAAGCGTTAATTGCAGACCGTAATTCGTTATCATCTTTTACCGTTCTTTCATATGAATCAACAATAACTTCCCCCATGAAACGTTGCTTGTATGTTATTTTATATACTTTATAATCTGTTTTTTTATCGTTCATTCCGACACCTCTTCTTCAAGAATCGCTTTAATTCTTTCCGCTTTGTTTAGATCAACTGTAAAAAACAAATGCGGGTGAACATCGCCGATTGCCTCCCAATTAGTATATTTCTCATCATTCGCCAGAAACCAATCTGCCGTTGCTGCTAAACATTCATTTGTGATAATTCTACGGTTATCACTCATAACACCGTTTTTTAATATACGTGTTAAATATATATCTCCTGAAATCGCCGCGTTTGCTAACTTTAAATTTTCGTATGCCATTATTCATGCCTCCTATTCATATTCCGAGTTAGTTCTTTCCAGTTGGCAATTACTTTCATCGATGATTATTTTCGCTTTACTTGTATAAATTTTAAACAAGGTTTCTGTTAGACCATGCAAACCATTCATAACTTCTTTAGCACCAAAATTATTAACCATATCTTCGTCTTGATCGTTAATTCTAACTGAATACAGTTCACCGCTTTCGCTGATATGAAGCGTATACTTGCATCCGTATTCATTCATATCTTCTTCCGCATCCATATGAATGAAATAAGAACTGTATGTTTTGTCTACGTGAAGGGACATTTCATGACATTCTTCGTATTCAAGATTTTCTAACCCTTCGATTTCTTCGGCTAGTTCATCAATTAATTCAGATAACTTATACTCGCGTTTCGGATTAGTTAGCAAAGATTCAATCTGTCTATTGATTTGTGCCACTCCCTTATTTTTAAGCTCGTCATCCAGTTTGTCTTTTATCGATTGAAAAACCATATGATTGTAAGACGCTAAATCTAAATCTTTAAAATTAATTTGCAGAGCTTCTTTTGCTGTGTTCTTAAGCTCTTTTGAAAAGTCGCTCCATGATCCAAATAAATCATTGACAACACTGTCCACTGTTGAAGCGACATGTTTGTCGATTAACTTCTGTACTTCCCCGTCTTTCTCCATTTTCGCTAAACTATCATTTACCATTTTGTTAAAATCCATTATTTCTCCTCCAACAATTCCGGATTTTCGTGTATGTTGCCTATCACTGTCATAGCTGCTGAATCAACGCTAGCATCAAAGTAGAATCTTGTATCGAAATCTTCGGGATCTTCTCTTGTGATTTTAATCCCATCGATTTCTTTCGGTATCGTTTCGCCACTAAGTGCAGGCGGCTTAATCAAATCAAGATAATACGCGCATATATCCGTGTCATATTTAACCACTCCAACATATTCCACTTCTTGGTAGTAGCCCATTGGAAAGTGTTCTAAAAGCACTTGCACAATGTCATTTTTTGCAATGGCTTTGTCATCTTCGTCTTTCCTCCCGATATACGGCATAAGCACGACATCATCAAAGCTGTACCAGTCGACGCACAGCGTGCAATTTGCGTCTCCGCAACCACTTACACCTACAGACTCTGTTTCGTTAAAGCACAAATCCGTTACTGGAAGCACTTTCTTATCTTTTTTTACAAACGCTCTATATTCAATGTCTCTCATTTCTCCACCTCGCTAACAGTTTCAGCATCAACCTCATAACATTCTTTGATTATCGGAATAGCGCTATAACCATCATTCTCAACGGTTATAATATATGCACAATCACAGTCATCCATGACAAAGTATCCGTGTACCAATTCCCCGTTATCTAGGCGCTTTCCTTTGAATTTAATGTCACTCATGCTTGTTCCTCCAGATCCCTAACAAAAAAACAAATTACCGAATGCTTAAAATCAACTAATGCCACTTGTGGGATATTAACAACATCATAAATTTCTTTAACTGTGCCAATTTCGCCTTTATGAATTAGTTTTGTTTTATACGTTGTTTTTACAGTGCTACCTACTTTTACTGTCATGCTTCACCCTCCGCTCCCTCAACAGGAACAGCAAACTGCCAATAAATATCACCTTCAGGCATGCCTTTAATTTCTGCTTCTGTTAATTTGGTTGTCCATTTCTTATTTTTATTGATAATTAATCCAGTAAAAGTTGTTTCATCAGATTGTTTATTTAACAAAACATACATATTAATCACTTCTAATTCGGCTGCGTCATCGTTCCATGTTGAAAGCGGCAATCGCACATAATAAAGCGGTTCTTCCTCGACTTCGTAGCCGTCAAGCCAAGCGCGGGCGAGTAGTTCTTGATTATCAGCTGATGAAATTAACCATTCGTACATTTCAGCAGACATATCAGAATCTTCATAGTCTAACAAACAAGCTAAATCGTATTCTCTTTGTTTACAGTGTTTTATCCAGTCATCGGCAAATTGCGGCACTTTTAAAACTGGAGCAGGCGCAACTAAGTCCCTTTCATCAAGCCAAGTCATGCCCATATCTCCACTATATTTAATTTGATAGGATATAGCATTTTTAGTTTCTTCTATTTCAGTTACAACACCTTGTTTCAATTTACCTGACCAAATAAACTCTACTTTATCGCCTTCTCTAAATCTCATGCTTGTTCCTCCTTCAAATTCAATTGCTAAGGTCTTGCTTTATGTTTAAATGCACTAATTGAATATATGCTTCTAATTCCAATACTTTCTTCAAATAAAGCGTGGCTATAAGCTATTGTCCTTGCTTGAAGTTTGTTTTTTGCAGTAACTTCAAGCGTAAATGATTTATAAACGCCATCGTCGCGGTACGTTATAGTAGCTATATACGTTTTAGATTTCATTCTTCCTTCTCCAAATCCAATAAATTCTTAAATATCGCTTCTAAAACCGGCACCGCAATAGAATTCCCCGCGAGTTTCACTATCTGCCTGTCAGATATACCCGACTCTCGCATTGCAAAGTAGTCAATATCGCTGTAGCCCATCAAACGCAAGTACTCTTTCGCGGTGATATGTCGAACCACATTGTCGTAATAAATAACTTGTGTTGCTCCTGTGGTTATTGTTTGAACAACTTGCTTACCTACACGCCCTCGCCTAGTTTTGCTCGTCGGTCTTTCTACATTCACAGAGTCGAATTGTTCTACTTCTTGAAATCCTATTTTTGTATTTGTGTGAATGAATAGTTGCTTACCTTCTCTGAAAAAAAGTTGTTTTTCGTTTTCGGATAAGGCATAAGCTGTCGGGTCAACATCAAAATCAATATAATCTTTTAAGCTCTTAACTGGCTTAACTTTTTCTGGGAATTGAAATTCTTTATTATTTCCGAGTACGCTCACTACAAATACTCTTTCTCGGTTTTGTGGTATGCCGTAATCGCGAGCATTTAGTATCTTGAAATGATTAGTATATCCAAACAGTTCCATCGATTCTAAATAATGATCAAAGTGCATTCTGTGTCTATCAGATAAGAGATTAGGAACGTTTTCCCACACTACTTTTTTAGGTCTGGGGGTTAATTCGCTTTTAATTATCTCTAGTGTTCGCTCGTATAAAATCGAGCGTCCGGTATTAATGTTGTTAAGACCATTTTTTGACCAGTCTTGGCAAGGCGACCCATGAATAAGTAAATCTACACTCATGTTCCACTTTGTCACATCTTGCGGCACATAATCATTTGAAAAGATGTTGTTGTAAGCTTGAACAGCGAAGGGCAATATTTCTACATAGTCGAGGCTTTTAATATCCACCCCTAAATTTTCAAGTGCTTTTCGTGGAGCGCCAATTCCCCCAAAAAGTTCAAGAATTTGAACCATCCATTTAGCCTCCGTTCTCACGCATAATTCTTAACCTCTTCTAGCTTTTCAATCAGTTGTTCGTGTGTTAATTCAAGCAAAATATCTTTTATAGAGTTTTTTCCGTCATGAGACTTTACAAGTACGAGTGATACAAAATTAGAGTCAAGATTTTCTATCACTCTCGCTTGATAGCCATTTTCAAAACTATAAGCAGTAAGTTCTAAGCCGTTATCACTTAATCTTGTTCTTTCTGTGATGTATTCTTTATACTCATTTGCGATTGTTTTCACGTCTGCACCTCATTCCTAGCCGCTAACTGCGCTTTAATTTCAGCGACTCTCTTTTCTAAGTCTTCGCTTGATTCTGTTGTTGAAGCTTCTTGTTTTGTTTGTTTCTGCTCTTTGTCGAACCAGTCCGGCAATACTTCTTCTTTAACTGGTTTGTTATATTTGTTGTAAGTGGGCTTGTTATATTTTTGCTCTAGCTCTATCTGTCGTTGTTTTTCCGCTGCATCAACATCAGCTATTGTTTTAAATCCTCTGTTTTCCCAGTTTTTAAGAATTTTATTAACGTAAGCGTAATTACGTTTGTTAGCTCCTTGCTCTGATGTAACTTCTAAAGCCTTCATGACAATTTCTCGATTACCTGCAAAATCATCTACCCAAGCAAGTAGTTTTTCGAGTTCGATTGGAAGCATCATTCCGAATCCGTTTTGTTCCCAAAAATCTTTGAAATTTAAATCGCTGTTGTTGTTGTTTTTATTACATTCTTTAGTTCTTACATTCTTGTTAGTTGTTAGCTGTTTGTTAGCTGTTTGTGAGTCGTTTGTTAGCTGTTTGTTAGCAAGTGTGTTAGATTTATTTTCCGAGTCTTGATAAACGCCCCAGTTCACTATGTTTATAAGGGTGTTTACCTTTGTTGATTCCTTTGTTAGAAATCCGTAATTTTCAAATCTTTTTAGAGCTGTCCTGACATTTTGCGAAGAGATACCTTTGCCGCATTCCTCCGTAATTGACTTAATACTTGTGACGAATTCACCTGGTTTTGCTTTGAAAGGTTTCCCCATCCACTCCCACTCGTTTTCCTTGTGATTTGCCATCATTAACAAAGTCACAAGGATGGTTTTTTGCTCGGGTGTAGAGCTTCTCCATATAGGCTTTTCTTTCAAATCTCTATGCAATTTAACCCACCCATGTGACATGCTTCTTTTCTCCTTTCAAATTAGATCATTGACCCTTGAACTACCGAGCCAGCTTCTAACGTGTCAGACGGCGTTATAGGCGCCTCTATAATGTCCGGTATTGATTCATCGTCTGTAACGTCTTTTCGTTCTCTAGGCTCTGCTTCGTCCTCTGTAACCGCTGTTTGCATGTCGATGGATAAGATGCCCCATTTACTTAACATGTTTCTAAGAACAGTCTTTTTAGCCATTGCATCGTAATCTTTTTTCCATCCAAAGTCTGATTTACTAAATTTCTTTTTATGTGCTTCAATTTCTTTGCGAGTCCAATAGACCGTTTTTTCAAAGCCATTTATCAACTGAAAATAACCACAGTAACCAACGACTTTTTCACTTGTATTGTTGTCTAAATCTAGTTCGATTTCTTCAGTAAGTCGATTCCATTTTAGTAACTCGCCTTCTCGCACTTCGATAACATTAATACTTTTATATTGTCCTGTGCGTAGTGCTAACTGGATGTATCCTTTATAACCAAGCTGAAACTGTGCTCTGCCTTTGTAAGGAACAATCCACGCATAACCTAAATTTTTGTCAATCGGTAAATCTAGTGTTGCCGCTACCATGGCAGAAGTAACAACCGTCATTGGGTCTGTTTTTTGTAAATAGTCGTCGCCATTGTAAAGGTTTAAAAGGGAAGTTAAAAATTGAGGTGCTTTTTTATCTAGTACACTTTCGAATTTCTTGCGCATTGTAGGTGCTTCTAGCAATCCTTTTAAACCTAATGATTGTGCGCTTGCTACTTGTCCCCCATTTTGTTTGTTTGCTAATTGATTTTTTAATTCATCGTTAGTTGCCATAATTATTTATTCTCCTTCACCACAAATTTTCTATAACTAGTTTCTTTCTGGAATTTTTTGTAAATATCTGGATGTTCTTCTTTTAAACGTTTATCATCTACTCTTGAAGTCGTAACAGGATTCCAAGTAATCTTAAAATCATCTGTGATGCCCGTTTCAGCTTCTTTTAAATCATTCTTGATATTATTATCAATTTCTTTCTTTCGTGTCTCTAAAAGCTTTATATCGCGTTCTAAATTTGCTCTTTCAGCCAAAAATTCGTTATATTTTTTTGATAAAATAACTTGTTTAGCTTCTGACTTAGCAAAACGATCTTTTAAATATTTTTCTGCGGCACTTGAACCGTCTAGCGCCGGCGCTACATGTCCTTTTACGTTCGTTTCCCAAAAATCTAACTCAAAAGCAATTATTTGATTGATTAACTCGTCATCGCGTTCAATTTCTTTCCAAATAAATTTATTTCCTCCAATTAGAACAGCTACATAGGCTTTGCTTTTACCTGTGACCGCTAAATAGTGTTGTATTTGCACTAGATAAGTCGCTGGTACTTCGTCAGCTTCCCATTCCTTTGCTAAGTATGCTGATGCTGTTTTACATTCCAAAATAGCGTCTTCACCAACCACAAACCTATCAACGTTTGCCAACATAAAATCATGCTCTTGATGTTGATACATCATGTTGCTACGTCTTACTTTCTTGCCAGTTCGCTTTTCGAATTCTTTTGCGACAACTTCTTCCATTTGATTGCCCCAGTATGCGGCTTCTCCCGCTGATTCATCTGGCAAAACTTGGTCTGTTTTATCTAGCCACAGCTCAAATGCTGTTTTGTACTGATTTAACCCCATGATGATTCCCGCATCGCTTCCGCCAATGCCTAAACGTCGAGTTAGCAACCATTGTGTTCTATCCATGTCTTTCACGCTTGCTAAAATGTTCATTGTCTTTTCTTTTGCAATAGCCATATATGTTACCTCCATTGATTTTTTAATGGACCTGAGGTATAATTTTGTTAAGGTAATATCTCAAATCTCGGACCTGCGCTGCTACGCGGGTCTTTTTTAATGCCTAAAACCATCGTCCCAAAGATCATCAACAACCATCGGATTTTCAACCATGTTTTTTATCACTTCCTCTCAGCCAGTAGCCTGCAATTAGCGACATAAACGACACGAAAATCATTACCATAAATACATCCATTATCTTGTGACCTCCTCGTATCCCTTTAGTTTCAGCTCTTCGATATAGTCCGCCATGCTGTCGCAACCTGTTTCATTTAAAGGGATTTTCTGCTGAAATGCCGGATTAGCAATCATTTTTGTTCTGCTATTTGTATGAATTTCACTATCACCGAAGTTTGTCGTCTTTCTGAAAACTCTTTCTGTCATTGCTGTAACCCTCCTTTATTTTTCTCCGCCTTGAGCTACCCATGCTTCAAGTTCTCTTTTGCTAAAAATCCATGTCTTGCCATTTATTTTTTTGCCGGGTAATCCCGCATTTCTAGCCCAAGACTGAATAGTCCTCTTTTTCATTCCTAACATCTCCGCCGCTTCTTCAGCTGTTAAAATATCCTTTTCCATCGTTTCCATTGTTTCTCACTCCTTCACCAAACCATTTTTTTGATAGAATTTATCTCGACTTTCTAAAATTTGTTGTAAATTAATGTTGAATGCCTTCGCTATACTTGTGTTAAGCGTTAATGCTGTTGCGATTACATCTGTTATTTCTGAAATTGCTTGTTTTGCGGCTTCTCGTTGTAGCATGTCACCTTTTCTTAAATTGAATGTCATCGTTTCTAATCCGCTTTTTAACGCGTTTACTGCCTCTGTTACTTCTAGTTCAAAGCGACAAGTTAAAGATGCGTGATGGTTGTCCAGCCCGTTCAGTAGAGGCGGAATCATTCCATTGCTAAATTCATGTGCGAATAAGTAAGTACTCTGTGGCTCGTTGTAGCTATCAATTAACTGTTCTGCTTGTTCAAGTGAAACTGTTCTCTTTCCTTTTATCTGGTTACTTATTAGTGCTGGCGTTACATAACTATCAATCGCTAGTTCTTTTTGCGTGCGAGTTTCTGCTAAAACTTGCATCGCAGCTGTTGCTGATGTTGATTTTTGAAACATAATATCTCAATCCTTTTTTTGTTATTTTTTCAGCGACTAATTAACAACTTATCGTTATATACTATTGTTAGTCGCTCCCCGTGACTAAGTTGTCTGCATAAGCGTCGTTGTGGTAGGCGACGCTTAAATTATGACTTGATTGTGTTCTTCTAATAATTTGTTTAATAGGTATATTTGACCTTTGCCAGTAACTCGAGGTGTATAGGTAGTTATCATTAAGCCGTTTCTATCTGTATGAATATGTGTTTTTTGTTCAAACAATCCTAAATTCATCGCCTTTTGCGATGGTTTATTATAATAAGCCCCTTTATTTAGCAAATATCCGCTACCTCTCAACCATTCAAAAAGTCTGTTTTGTCCTATATCTAATCCTTTTTGTTTTAGAATAGTAGCTAAATCTTTTACTAAAATTGTGTTCTCGCTCGTTTGTACAGCTTCCGCAAAAACTACTTTCGGCTTTTGTTCCTCAAGTTGCTTTAAAGCCTCTTGCTTCTCTTGTTGTTCCTCAATCCATTTTTTAGCCCTAGCGACTGGGTCGTCTATCATGTATGAAAATGTTGGATATTCAGTTGCTAATTTCCTCGCTTGTTTTTCTACTTCAATAAAGTATTTTCTAATTGCTCGACCCATTTCATTGTTTTGTACCATTGCTAATTCTTTAGCAGTGTCTAAAGTTAATAAGTATTCTGTTCTGGGTCTACCGAATGTACTTTCTCCCAAAATTGGGAAATAGTCCTCATCCTTTGAAAATCCGTAATTACTTAACTTATCGGTAATCCAAGTAGCAAATTTTTTACCAACTTGCAAACTTTGATGTAGTTCCCGTGCATTTACGAATTTCTCGCCTTGTTCATTTTCTAAAACTGGCAACATTTCATTTGCAATTACTTGTAAATTTGACATTTTGTTCTCCTTTCTGTTCGCCCTTTCACAGTGCTATAGTTTTTGTGAAGGGAGGTGGAATTTGTGAAAAATCGCATGGATATAATGTTCAAAGGTATCTCTGATGACCAGCCCATTGCTCTAATGGGCGTTATAAGCATTACATCTTTTCCAGATAACAAAAGTTTTGATTTAAATGATTTTTATTTAGAAGCCGATAAAACTTACAAAATCATTTATAAGGGTGCAAACGAGTTAGAAAACGATTTATCGAAAGTTTTTCTAATGAACTCAAATGATGTCCTTTACATTGAGTTCACTATTTAATAACTGTTTCCAATGATTCCGCTAAAGCCGACACCATGGCGGAATCTCCCTTATTGAGGGCTTCTTTAAAACTCGATTCAAAATTTTCCAAAATTACTAATTTACATTCAAGCCGTTTTTGTTTAATTGCTTCCATCATTTCAAAGTCCTTCATTTTTTAACCTCCTATTCTTTTTGGAAAAGCTTCACTTCACCTTAATTTCTAACGAGTTTATAGTGTTAGCCAAGTCTTCCACCAAAGATTTAGCTTCACTTAATCTCTTTTCTAACAAAGCGGCGTTTTCTATGGAATCCTCTACTCCATTCAGCTCTACTTCCATTTCGATAATTTTTAGCTCTTGATCTTTTTCAAGTAAATCTAAAATGTTTTTTATAGTGTTGTACTTAACGAATAATCTATTCTCTTTTTCATTACCATTTTCTAAAATTGTTTCTAATTTAATAATTGCTTGTTTGATGTTATTCATTTTTCTTCCTCCTAAATTATGGTTTTTAGTATTTTCCAGACCATAACAGTCTTCGCATTTCTTCGCTGATTGTGAATGGATGATATTTGACTTGCACAATTGGCAACGATCCTGCTTTTAAATCTAACTTCACTGCTGTAATTCCTTTTCCTAATTGCTTTCCATTAATTTCTAATAGTCCATAACAACAATTTCTATCTCCTTGCATCTCAATATTTAACGATTTCAAGTTTTCTGGTAGTATGTTTTTGGTTTTAAAAATCAAATCTTTTTCTTCACTTCTTTTCTTACTCAAATATCTTATGTTCATTTTCTACCCTCCTATTTTCTTTTGCCCAAATCGCCGTTAGTTTTTTCCGATAATCTACTAGCTAATGAATTAATTTCTGAATAAAGTTCCGGCAAAATACTTAAATCGCTAAAATCTTCGCCAGTTATACTTAATTCAATGGTGAGTACTGACTCTTTTCTATTTCTCTTAGTTAGGAAAGAGTTTGTAAATGCAATTTTTTTCATTTTCTAGCCTCCTATTTTGGTTACTCTCCAATCTGCTATAATTAGTTTGATTGGAGGTGATATTATGATTAAAGTTTCGCTAATTGAAGAAGGGAAAGTTCTTCAAAATATGGAACTCTATTATTTACCTAGAAAAGGTGACGTCATTTCAAGTACCAATATAAAAGCACCGCATTACCTAGTTAATGTAGTAGAACATGTAGATGGTCACGAACTGGTAAATTTACATGTCCAGGAATTCGCGAATCAAGTTGTCGCAGGCAATGAGATTAACGGTTTCCGAAATAATCGATGAATCTATTGTTTTAATCCAATATGCATTTTTAATTGTTTCGCTATCTAAGTACACTGCTTGTTTGGTAAGCACAATAACTTTTTGTCCACCTTGATAAGTTACATAACCCTTCCTAACAAGCAGTGTGCCTTCAGTTGTTTCCTCAATTCTTCCAACTACTCGTCCCGCAATTTCTAAAATGTCTCCTACTTTCATTTTCTAGCCTCCTATTTTTGTTAGTTTTTTATTATCACTATTAGTGATTTCTTTATTAAAAAAAATTTCTCCAACGCTTTTTCCGTAAAAATTTGCTACTTTAATCTTTGTTTTATCTGAACTACCTCGATAACCTGCTTCCATTTTAGAAAGTAAACTATAAGAAATACCGATAGCCTCAGCTGCTTCTAATTGTGTAATACCTTTAGCAATGCGAATTTTTTTGAGATTATTAATATTAATCACCGCCTTTATCACTCTATGTGATAATAATACTATCACTTTACGTGATTGTCAATCACTTTTTGTGATTTTTGTTTATTTTTTTTAAAATATCACTTATAGTGATACTTAAGAAGGAGGGAGATATTATGACTATAGGCAAAAAAATATCTGAGTTGAGAAATAAAAGAGGTATCTCTCAAATTCAACTTGCAAAAGATTTAAATGTTTCAACAAGTACTATAGGAATGTGGGAAACAGACAAACGTGCTATAAAAGATGAATTAATCGTTCAGTTAGCCGATTACTTTAATGTAACAACTGATTATTTATTAGGTCGTGAAAAATTCGACAACAGCGACTTACTAGCTGCGCATATTGACAATGATTTGACGGAAGAAGAACGAATAGAGATAGAAAAATATTTAAAATTTATCAGATCACAAAAAGAGTAGTTGCCTAAAAATTAACATTAGGGGGCTAATTGATGAATAAAACAAGTTATGAATTAAAGCAAGAGTTTCCAGAATTGAATTTTGTTATAAATAACAACTTACCAACAAAACTTTTCGGACTTATACAGAATAAAGTAGTACATCTTCATCCTGATTTGTCAGAAAATGAACTTAGATGTACTATAATAGAAGAAGCAATGCACTGGAAATATACCGCTGGAGATATAACAAAATTTAATAATGTAGAAAATATCAAGCAGGAGAAATTTGCGCGTCGTAAAGCGCATGAATATTTAGTAAATATACAATCACTCGCTTTATGCTACGATCTTGGCTACAGAACATATTATGAAGCTGCTACTTTTTTAAATGTTACTGAAAAATTTTTGATTGAAGCAGTAGAGAATTATAGAGAAAAATATGGACTAATGTATAATAATGGTAATTATATTATACATTTTGGCTCTACCATTCAAGTTTTCCAGGAGGATAACTCTTTTTATCCTTATGATTATGGGTGCTAATAAATTTTGACGAGGTGAACATATGTATTGCCCTAAATGCGGACATGCACTAGACAATCACGAAAATCAATGTCCTAACTGTCTAACACCAATCATTTATCAAAGCAACAACAACGGAAAAGCACAAAAAGCCGGCGAAATTATGGAAGAATCTGGTAAATTAATGTCAGGATGTGGTTGTTTAATGACATTGTTGATAACTATTCCTGTCATAGTAATTTTAATAATTATGTTTTTATAAAAAGGAGATAACGGGATGAGTAAGTATAGTTACTTGTTAAAAAAATGGTGGTTTTGGGCTCTTGCTATATTATTTTTAGTTATTTTATTTTACAGCTTTTGGGTAATAATATACTTGGTGGCACTAGCTTCCTTAATATTCGGGATAGTAAAAGTTGTTAAAAATGAAAACAGACGAAAATACACAATAATATTGACTATATCCGCTATATTTCTAATCACCTTTTCACTAATAAGAGTTGTACAGATGTATAACTATGTTATTAATAATCCAGAAGAAACTACAGCAAATGAGCAAAAAAAGAATACTGTCCAAGATGAGCAAACGGAAAAACCCGCTCAAGAAGACGCTGCCGAGGACGAGCAAGCAGAAGAACCTGCTCAAGATGATGTATCTACACCCTCTAAAATTACATCAGATAGTATAGAGTTATTTAATGAGTCAATTGATCGCTTGATTTCTGATTCGAGCGGGGTACTAATAAAAGTGGTTCCATTTGAAAATGAATATGATATGTTAATTGCGTACGTATCTCAAGATTTAAAATATCAAGATGAAGCAACTAAACAAAAAAATGTTGATTATTTAGGAAGCGAAATACAGCAACGTGCTCTAGGTACGCTCTTTGGTGGAGATAACAATCTAAGACCAATGGTTGAGTTCAGATATAAAGATGAGACAAAGATGGCTGGAAGTAGTGCTTTTGATAAAACTAATATGAAGCTCAAAGGAAAATAAAATATAAAGGGAGCAGATAAGATGAAAAAAGGGATGGTTTTATTAACGGGGTTTTTATTAGCTTTTAGTATTTTTTTAGTAGGTTGTGGAAATGAAAAAAATGATATACAAGTTACAAATACCAATGATAAAAGTAATTTCAAAGAAAAAGAAGAAGCTCAAATGAAGTTAACAGAAACAGAAATTACACCAAATGATAAAGGCGACTTTAGCATAATGGGCGTTGTCGATGAAGGTGCATCTGTTTATATTGAGTCAGAAGAAGCAGAAGTTAATTCATCGGGGATGTTCGTTGCTTCTAGCAACTACACCGGCTCGGAAGAAATTCAATATACTGTTACAGCTAAAGAAGCTGGAAAAACTGATAATGTACAAATTGTAACTATACTTCCACCCACTCTGAAAGAATACAGCGTTGGTGATACACAAGAAATCGGCGGGATAAAAGTAACTTTAACTAGTGTTGAGAAAACGAACGAAAGAAATCAATTTGATGATACCAAGCCTAAGAATGTAGTTAAAATAAGTTATAAAGTTGAAAATAATTCTGGCTCTGAGTACTTTGTCGATTCTGACATTGATGTATACGATTCTAAAGGTACAATGGGCGAAAGATACCCATTGGATAACACAACCGGGAAAATACCAAACGGAAAAAATATGAACGCAGACTTCCATGCGGGAGTTAATGAAAGTGGAAATATTGAAATAATCTTCAACTTATTTTCTGATGCAAATTTAACGTTCCATGCAAAAATTTAAAAGAGAGCCTCTGGGCTTTTCTTTTTACCGAAAAAAGAACGTATGTGCGAAAGGAGGACTTATTTATGGTAAAAAAAGTAAAAGGTAGGCGTTATGAGGGTTCTATTGAACAACGTAGCAAAAATTCATGGCGTATGCGCGTGACTGTAGGCTATGACTACAAAGGTACGCCGATTCGGGCTGACAGAACGACGCGAACAAAAAATGAGAGGGAGCGAGAAAGAGAGTTAAGAAATTTCATCACAGAATTAGAGCAAAATGGATATACAGCTCCTGCAAGAATGACATTTAAAGCATTTGTTGAGAATGAGTATATGCCAAAACATGCACAAAATAACCTAGAAGTTAAAACATGGACAGAATACTACAAATCTATAGTAGCAAGAGCTTACCCAGCCTTTGGCGGCGTTCAAATGGATAAAATAACTACACTTCATATAGTTAACTTAGTCGCAAAATTACAAAAGCCCGGCGCAAGATTAGATGTTAAACCTACAGATTCAGACGAAAAGAAAAATAAGCCACTTTCGCCACGATCTATCAGAAATATTTATTTTGCGATAAATTCAGTATTTGAAACTGCGGTTGAGTGGAAAGTAATCCCAATTAACCCCGCAGAGGGTGTAAGGCTTCCAAAAACAACTAAAAGACCGCCTACTATTTATACTCCTGCTGAAATTGAATTGTTAAATGCAGCTCTAGTGAAAGAGCCACTTAGATTGCAAGTAATGATTTATATAGCGCTGATTTCAGGTTGTAGAGAAGCTGAATTAGCAGCATTAGAAGTAAAACACGTGAACTTAATAGAAGATGAGCTAACATTCGAACAAACGCTAGTTGCAAAAGCAGGAGAAGGTTTACTTCTTAAAGAATCAACTAAGAATGATGTAGCTGGGATAGTTTCTATACCCGCTTGGTTAACTAATTTAATAGAAACATATATAAGCAATGAAGTTTTAGACCTAAAAACTGAAGGGAAATGGACCAATCACAAATTTTTATTCGCCAACATGGAAGGCAAACCGATTAGGCCTGATTCGATTTATCAGCGTTGGAAACGATTTTTAGAAAGACACAACTTGCCGGTGATTCGTTTTCATGATTTGCGTCACACATCTGCTACACTTTTATTGAACAAAGGTAGAGATATAAAAATTATCCAAGAGCGGCTTAGACATAAATCTAGTGTGACCACTTCAAACATTTATGCACATGTTTTGAAAGATACGCACAAAGATGCAGCTAGCGATTTTGAGAACCCTTTTTAAGCTTTCTGCCCCACCTCTGCCCCACTTAATAAAAAAAGGCAATTTTAAACTAAAATTTCACAAACAAAAAACCGCTTAAACGCTTTGTTTAGGCGGTTTTTATATATGGGTTGTGAGGGTTTCGAACCCCCGACCCGCTGATTAAGAGT